AGTTGCTGCTAGGTCAGACACATCCAACTCAATACCGGAAATACCAGTGATAGTTGAACCTGAGTGAGTAGCAACAGTGTCAGCAACTTTACCAACGTCTGTTTGTGCAGAGTTTGTAGCTGAGTCACCTTGTATCAAGAATCTTTGATACGGGTTGTCAAATACAAATCCTCTAATTTTTCCCTGCGTAATATTCGTTTGAGAATAGAAGTTAGAGAATTTAGGCTTCCCTGTTGATGGGTCGCTGTCAATCAAACATCCATTGAAGACACCAATGTTGTCTACATTTGTCACTGCTTCTTGAACAGCAATAAATCCAGCATTGTTGTCATCGATCTCTACAGGGTCTCCCTGAAAGATTGATGTGCCTTCGTTGTCCGGAATTAGATATTCCGTCATCTGAAAGTCAGAACTACCAACAGTGTTACCGATAGGTCTTAGACCAAAAGGGGCATCTTTATTTGCCATATTTTTGTCCTCCTTAAAGGTTTGTTGTTAGCAGTGGATAGGAATTACTAAATAATTAGTTCTTCTTTGTACCACCAAAAGTTACACGAGTCTGTCGATCTTGATTGATCGGCATACTTGGGTGCTGTTCCTTTAAGACATCGTTTTCTAAAGCTTCATTACGATCAGCAGTTTTCTGATTGAAATATGCCTCACGTTGCTTTGCGAGCTCTTCGGGTATCCTTGCCAGCACAAGGCCACCAACCCCGATCACTCCTGCGTATCGACCTTCTTCTACAGTCGGATAGGTAGTCCCTGGATATTCATCAGCTCTTACTAAATCCCATCCAGATCTTATCTTGCCAGACATGTTCTTTGTATCATCAAAGCCCATGCTTTCTGCGCGTATCCATCTGTGTCTGTAACCGTCTGGCGCAGGCGGTGCATCTAGTGATGATGGAGGAGTCCATACTTTAGGTCTTTCTTCTTTGACCCTCGATTGACTCGCGCGAGAAGTTTTTATTGTTTTATCTTTTTCCATATGCTTATCCCTCCTTCGCGGCTAATTGTTTCGCATACTCTTCGAGTGGCACACCTAATCGTTTAGAAATTGCTACCTGTGACGGTGTGAGTCTCACAGTTTTCTTGCGTCCTTTTCCAGTGGCCGGACGTTTTGCGCTTGCAACAGTCTGAGCTGGTTGCTCAGATGTAGTTGGTTCCACACTATCAAATTTATGTGGGAATTCAAGTCTTATTCTTTTGTCCACTTCAGAATAATAATCATCAGATTGTGGATCAAAGCCCTCTTCTTCAACTAGCTTTTTATGTATGTCAAAAGCAGTGTAAGTCATGGCATTATCCGTACCAAACCAAGGGTTTTTACTAGCCCATGTTTCAGCTTTAGGATCTACCTGTTGAGCTGCTTGAGCGTATGGATCAACAGTTTCTTGTGGAACCACCTTCTCTTTTTGCTCAGCAATTTGAGCTTCTCTTTGCTCTTGAACTTGTTTTATTTGTTTTAGCCTAGCCTCTTCCATAGCCATTTGTGCTATGGCTTTTTGTGCCTCAACTTGTGCCTCAACGTTTTGAGACTCAACAGCTTGCTTATAAGCTAGTTTTGCGGCGTCCATTCCTGTTTGAACTTTTGCCTCTAGCTCTTTCGTATAACTATTGCCTAGAGAATCATATTGACCTCTAACTTTTGCGGCTTGCTCTTTAATTTGTTGAGCGTATTTTATGGCCTCTTCTTTCTGTCTTTCTGCCTCACGCATTTTGTGCGTGAGTTTAGCTATTCGCTTTTGAACACTTTCGCTATAATTTTCTAGTTCTTTTTTTTCTTGTTTTTTATCGTTCGACTCATCTCGAACAGCCAACTGCTCATCAGATTCCTGAGATGCGTTAGCGGGCTGATTATTGTCTTCAACTTGTTCAACATTTATCTCCTCTTCTAGTGATTGTTCTGGTGCTGGTGCATCAAGATCAATTTCTTGTTCTTGTTCGTTAGCTTCGCCAACATCTATTTTTGTTTCGTCCTGCATAGTTCCTCCTCTATGTTACATTGCGTGAAGAATATCTTCAGGGTCATCTATGACCCCAAGGACTTCGTCATCGTTTAATAATCTTATCTCTCCACCATCTATCTGCATGCGTGATCCTGCGTATCTTGCAAAAATCACCCAATTTTTTTCCTTGCACCATGGACCTGTTGGATATTTATCTTTGTCCTTGTAACAAAGATCACCCATCTTCAACACGTATCCAACTTGCGTTGCGACACGTGCACGGTCTAGTGTTTCTTGTGCAATAATAATACCGCCTTGTGTTTTTTCTTTAACAGCAAACGGCATAACTAATAAACGCCAACCTGTTGGGTTTGGCAGTTTTTCTAAATCTGTTTTCTCTGGGTTTTCTTTAGCACGTTCTTTTTTAGAGTGCTCTACTATTTTTTTAACGTCTTCTTCTGCGTTATATTTATCTTCTAATGCGTGTGATGTTGTCGTCATCGTCGTCTGGCTCCTTTGGTTGTAGCAGGTTAGAGAGTTCCTGGTTCATTAAGTCGATCGCATGGATCTTACCTATTATATATTTATATTCGTCCATACTGTCAATCCCCCCGTTTGCTAGGGTTTGGACGAGAGCGTCTAGTTGCTCCTGCATCGTTTTTTTGAATTTGTATATTACGTTTACTGGATCTATAGCTTCTGACATGCTTTTTATCTTTGTCTCCTAGACCTTCCCAAAACTCGTCAAGAGGATTTTTGTCTTTTGACAACTATTTTTTGACCAAACTACCACCGAAATATAATCCAATAATTGCTGACACTAAATTAGTGTCAAGAGGTGTTATAACTATGCCCCTATGTGCCATAGGAACCCACTGCATTACATCTTTCCCCTCAAAGAATAAAAACCCAGGTTTGAACTCTAAGTAACCAACGATTACTTGAGCTTGTGGATCAATCAGTGGCAATATTTTTGGTAGAACAACTATCGCAAATATAGCAGTCAATGCGATAATTCTTCTCGTCCACTGAAAGCCGACGTTTTCATATTCTCTTGCTTCTTTGAATATTTCAGCTTGTTTTTCAGCTCGAGCAAGTAGCATCTTTTGTTCGGCTTGTTTTGCTTTTATGCTTTGTGACCAAATGCTCATGACACCACCAAGCACAGTGGAGCCAAGCATGGTGATCATCTCAAATGGAATACCCACTTAAGACCAGCCTAACTTTTCTTTTATGCTATCTATGATTTGTTTAATTTTTTCTTTTATTTTTTCGATCATTCTTACGTACCCCTGCTTCATTTAAAGCAATCGCTATCGCTTGTCGCCTATTCTTAACCTTTTTCTTAGATTTGCCAATATTTAATTTACCTTTTTTAAACTCTCGCATAACTTTGGCTACTTTTCCACGTTTTCTGTCGGTTGTTTTGCTTAATTGTTGTCTAGAAATAGCCATATTATAAATCAGTTAAGTAACCAAATTCTGATAAAAGATTTTGCATTGGTGCTTTTTTTAAGTAACCAGCGCTAAGTGGATTATCAAATTCTGATATACCTTTTAGACCAAGGTTGTATGCCGCAATAGCCTCGGGCGATACAAAACCCTCATCTAGCGGATCTAGATTAAGTCCAAACTTTCCACTCTCACCTGCCTCTTGAAAACCGGATATTAAATTACCCGCAACTTGTTTACTTAAATCGTAATCACCTATGACATCACCAAAATTTGTCCCCTCTGGTAATCCTGCCTGAGCGTCTATCCCGTATCCTGGAGATTCAAAAGTCCCTTGTTGAATTTGAAAAGGACCAAATGACATTGCTCTTGTAATTGGTGCGCTGACTGCGCCAGCACCTGCAAAAAATTTTGGATCAACCATAAAATCACCTTTTACAAAATTAGGGTTTGTTGGAGTTGAACCACTTTCTATGATACCCATCGCCTCTAGAGCTCGGTCCATGGGTATACCTTTTGTTGTTGGTTTTTGAACTGGTGTTATGAAAGAGGCTTCGATTAGCCTGTCGTCAAACTCTTGTTGCATTTCGTCGGGTAGTATTCCTTGTTCAGCGAAAAAATTAGTCATTGTTTCAAATGGATCTATTACAGGTGTAGTTGTAGTTACTCCCGGATCTATCTCGGGTGTAGTGAAAGTAATCTCTGGTTGTGATAGAATTCTATTTAAATCTTTTTCCATGTCCTCCATAGACACAGGCATGCCTGTGTCATCAAATACAGGTAAATCTTTTGTTAACTCACTCAGTATGGTTTGTTGTGCTGTCGATAGCGGTTGTGTCTCAACAGCGCTTTGGTCCAAAAAGTCTTCAGGTAACCCAAGGCCTCTAGGTGCAAACAAGCTTCTGATGCCAGTGCTTATATTTGGAGCTGCTATGGCATCAGCAAGTCTGTCAACAATATTAATATCACCTTTAACAAGGTCATCATCCGGTGTGAATTTTGGTGATACAAAATCTGTGCCTGCAATAAATTCTTGAGTCAGAGGATTGAACTGTTGAAAAGTTCCTGTGTCTGGGTTTAACGCAAACCCCGTGGTATCCTGTGCTTGAGCCGTTTGTGGTGCAAGAGCTCCTAAAAGAAAATTACCTAAAAACGGAACACCCGTTGCAAGGCTTATTATGCCTCCAGCTATATTTTTTGGAGTTATGGCTTGACCTAAGTTTGCAAATCTTTCTCTAGTCTGCTCTATGTCAGTTCTTGATGGAAAAAAACCTCTAAACCCTGCTCTAGTCGGATCCTCTGCAATTCTCTGTGCGACCCTTTGTCGATTTTGTTGAATTTCAATATTTTTATTTTGAATTACATCTCTTAAATTACCCTCATACTTAGAGGTGTCCATGTCGTATGCGAGATCTTTCGCATCCTGCTGTGTTTTCTGTTTTTGTTTTTTATCGCCTCCACCCGGTCCTAGTGGGCCAAAACCACTTGATTCTCTAAACTCTCCGCTATCTCTAAAAGATTTGACCATTAGTTTGTCTCCTTAACAACCGCTTGCATCTCATCGATACCTTGCTTTGCTAAGGACACGCTGGCTCTTAGTTTAGCGTGTTTGTCGTTTTGATCTAGTTTCTCCTCTGCAATATCTTTGTTTTGCATTAATCTCATCATGTCAAGATTTGCTTTTTGTTGTCCTTCTTCTTCTTTTCTTTGTGCCTCTCTAGCTTTTAAGTCTAAATCTCTGTCTTTTAGTTTCAATACAGGATCATTTTCAACCTGGTTGAGAACTTGTTTCTCAGCTTTTACATAATCTTCAGTAAATTCTGCTATCAATTGTGACTTTCTTGCCTCCATTGACCGTTGTGTTGCCTGTATTTGTCTCTGCATTTGCATAAATTGTGGGTTTTGTAGCACTGCTGGGCCTGCTTGTTGTGCAATTGCTTGCATTTGAAGCTGCATTTGTTGCATCTGCTGCATTTCTTGTGCAAATTCTAGCTGAATTTGCTCTTGTGCCATCAAATTTATGTGTTCCATGCAGTTTTGTTGCAATCTTGCAAGTGCTTTTGGATTATTTCGCACCATTATGGTGCCCATAAACTGAATATGTGCTTTCATGTGAGCTTGATGGTCCTGTCCCGCAAAAGCCTGAAACTTTTTGTTGTTCAAAGCCATAATATTTTCACTTGCAGGGTCCATTGGCTGCATTGGAGCTGGTGGTGGCAACAAAATGTCAATATCTTTGACACCTAAAGCTTCATACATGTGTCGATAGGCTTGATAAATGTTGTGTAAGTCAGGATTTGACATTGCAATCTGCAATTCTGTCTGTGCTAAACTTATTCTTTGTGTTTGTGAGAATATATTTGGATCTGCGACCGGTATGATATCTACTCTTTGATCAAAATCAGCCGCAAAGACTTGTCTTTGTCCACCAACAACGTCGTATGGATAGACTTTTGGTAAGAAAGTTGCAAAATTATCTGCTATCAGCATAAACTCTCTTTTCATAGATTGATACAATCTTTTGTGAATAGCTGACATAACCCGCGATCCGCGCTCCAAGAGCGCTACTGTCGTGCCCACTGCTGCGCCTTGATTGCCATCACCGACCTGCATATCAGCGATTGATGCAAAACGTTGCCCTGCTTGCACAACCACGCCCATCAATTGAAGGAGCGTGCCGCTTGGCTCTTTGAATGGCAACGGCATAAACGCATCACGTAAGTTTCCACCAGGAGCATCAACATCACGAAACTCGCCTGGCTGCAACGGCTGCGCTTCGTCTCTAACTCTGATGCCTCTTTGTTTAAATCCGGCTGGTAAGTTTGACAAGGTGCCGGCGTCTAGTAATTGTCTGAGTGCTGCAGTTGCAGTTCTAGACAATCCGCCGATCATGTGGATTAAGCCGAACCCATAGAAGCCAAGTCCTGGTAGGAACTTAAAGTGTACGAAATATTCTTTTTTTCTTTTTAGTTGATCAATCGCAGAATAGTTTCTTCTAATTGCTAAAACGTTTCCTGTTTCATCATGAACAGTAACAATGTATGGAAGTTTGATGCCGGTCTCTTCTCCTGTCTGCATGTTCTTGTCTTCATACCCTTCAAGATCTAATTCAACGTGACACTCTAAAAGAGTGTGCATCTCTGCCGACGCGGCTCGAGTTACTCCCTCTATCTTATCTTTTTTATCTTGAACGTCGTTTGTATCGAAAGCAGGTTCGCCTAGTTCGATGTCTTTGTAAAAAGCTGATACCTGTTGTTTGCGTAGATCGTTACCTGATATTTTTACAACATGAATAATGGCTTCTGCATCTTCTAGTGATGTTGCACTGTATGGCACGACCAAGTCCTCAGCAGGCACAAACTTAGAAACTGTTCGACCAAGAACAGAATCGAAATAAACTTTCTTAAAAGTTGAACCTGCTAGAGGTAAGTTAAACAACATTTGATCAAACTCTGGTTCGTATTCTTTCATGTTAGTCGTCAACTGGTAATTCATAAAATCTTTTACACGTTGCGATTGTTTTTCTTTTTCTGAGTCAATACGACCGATAATCTGTGTGCGAACAGGTCCGTTCGCTGGCATTAGTTCTTTGTATGCTAGTGCTTGAAACTGTGTAACCGCTTCTGCAAGAACGGGGTGTGTTGCACCACTTGCACCTTGAAACGGCTCTGATCTGTTTTCATATTTAAAACCTAAAAGATCTAAGCCCTTCATGTATCCATCCTCCCAATCAGATCGGGAGCTTTTGTATTCTTGATAACTGTTTTGTAATTCTGATGCGAGTTCTTGTAAAACGTCTTCTTCTATAAACTCTGCTAGGTTTGCTTCGTGAAACTGTCCGCCCTCCATGGCTTGTGCTCGTGGGTCAAAATTTATTTCTGCGCCGCCATCGTCTGTCATTTCAATATCGACAGCACCGCCTTCTTGAAACTCTTCTGGTTGAACTGCAACCTCTACCTCTTCATCCAAAAGAATATTTTCTTTTGGCATGGTGTCCGTGTTTTTTTCTATGGCCATTTTATCCTCTATTAAAAAGCATGTTCAACAAATCTCGAATATCCATATCCGCAGGTTGTTGTGGCTCTGGTCTGCCTCCACCTGGAGTTAAAATATACGGAAGATCAAATTCGCTTTGCATGAAGTCTTCGTCTCTCATTACAGGAAAACCTTCTTTGTCCAAAAGAATATCCTCTGGACTAAGCACAGGTTGTGATTTTTCTAACTGTTGCACTTCTACTGGTATAAGAGGTGCAGTTCCCTCTATACGTTCTGCTCCTCGTCCAGGGCCTTGAATTCTTGCTCTGTCTTGATCAACAGCAAATGATCCTAATATGCCACTTATCAAAGAACCTAGTCCTCTTAACATTGTTGGGTTAATTATCATTTACGTCACCTCCTTAGTAGTACGTTCTTTGTTCGTGTGATACTGCTTCATCTTCATAGTCATCTGGATGATCAACAAAACCACCTTGTCTAAATCTCATTACGGCTTGAGTCATGCTATCCACTAAGTCATCATGTTCACCGAGTGGAAATGCAGCGCACTCCTCTATAACCTCTTCAGCAAACTTTGCGTCTGGCGCCCAGACTTGCCCCGCTTCAAATAACGGTGCAACAGAGTTCACTCTAGTATGTTTATCATTTCCACGGCTAGGTGTAAAGTTAATAACTGGTATTCCCAGCTTGCGCATTTCATAGGTCAATGGCAGCCCTGATGCTTTACCCTCGATTATCACAGACTCTGGTTTCCAATAATCATACTGCTCTTTTGCAACGCGCCTGAGCTCTGGAAACTCCAGTCTATCTTTCATGGCATCAACCAGGATAAGCGCCGGTCCGCTGTCCTCGCTTGGATAAAACACGCCCCAGGTTGTAATCGCAGAAAAGTCTGATGTTTCTTTTTTCATAAAAGCTGTATCGTAGGACTGTATAACATGATGCAATGGTGGTAGCTCTTCTTTCTCCCACAGGTTCCACCACTCTCTTTTGATAATAGATCCTTCTTCTGCCGTGGGATTTTGCTGGTATTGTGCGTTCCATTTTTGTATACTTACGGATGCCTTTACAGCTTCTAACTCTTCTTTTTTCCAATATCCAGGCCAGACTGGTTTACCCGAAGGCAAGATCGCAGGAAACTCGATTACTTCCCACTGATCTGCTTTTGGCTCTTTTTGTGCACGTTGTAATTTACCTGTTAAGTCAGCTACGTTCCATCTAGTCATCACAACAATGATACGACCGCCTGGCTGCAAACGTTGTCGTGGTCCTGATGTATACCACTCATACACACGATCAAACGATGCGATGTTCATCGCGTCTTGCTCCGAGTGTGGGTCATCAATGATAAGTAAGTCTGCACCACGGCCCGTGATGCTTCCGCCAACACCCGCCGCATAATATTCACCGCCCTGGTCCGTTTCCCATTTACCTGCAGCCTTGGAGTCTTCTCTGAGTCTTGTGTTAAATATTTTTTTATAGTCGTCCGTGTCCATTAGAGATTTTGCTTTACGACCAAACCTCACGGCTAACTCAGCGTTGTTCGTGGCTTGAATTATTTTTAGATCAGGTTGGTTACCAATCATCCAAGCAGGAAAGAAGTTTGATGCAAACTCAGACTTGGTATGTCTTGGTGCCATATTAATAATTAATCTTTTTATCTCGCCACTTGCAACCTTGTTAAACTTTTCAGACATTATCTTGTGATGCTCGCCCTCTATAAAATCAGGCCACATATATTTTACAAAAGTCAAGAAATCTTCACGAACTGCTTTGTCTTTCTTCTTTTCATCAAGAAGCAGCATAGCTTTCAAATATTCTTTTTTAGCGTCTGGTGGTAAATTATTTATTTGCTCTGGACTTAGCATTTGAAAAATTTTTGCGCAAAATTTTTGCGATTTTGTTTTGAAACATTGAAAATGAATTTAGCCCATATCTATCTCCAAATCAAACTATATATACACATACTGGGACCCCTACCTGACAAAACCGGGGGTGGGGGGTGCTTTTGTTTTTCTTGTTTGCTTTTTGTTTGGGACCCCTACGACTTTTTTGGGCGGGCCCTCCCATAATACA